ATGCCCTTGGCTTTCGCGACCGCATCGGCGCCAGCCTGGCGGAAGTTGGGCTGATCGAGCTCGTCGAGAAACTGTCGCGTGCCGACAGGATCCGGCGTGTAGCCGTAGTTCGTGTCGCCGGTGATGGCCAGCTCAGCGTGGAACAGCGCCCGCGTGGCCAGCCACGCGGCCACGGCGACCAGGATGCCGCCGACGATCGCTCGCCAGCTCATCGGGTCGTAGACGAGCAGGTCGCCGTTTTCATCTCGCGGCATCGTTGGCAGCCCTCCCGACATCGCGGAACGCTGCAACCCATGCCGACTGCTGCTCCGGCGTCAGCGGGCCGCCGGACGTGCCGGCGACCTGGTCGAGGTAGGCCTTGACGGCATCGCGGGCGTACGGCTGCCGGGCACCGAGCGACACGCCGCGGAGCCGGGCCTCGCGGGCTGCAAGCCGCAGATCTTCGATGGCCGCCCCGGTCTTGATCCTCGGCTCTGCCTGCGCGAAATCAAAGTCGAGCACGTTGGCCAGCTCATCGCACAAGGCGCCGAGCGTGGCCGCGTCCTGGCTGGCGGTCGGGCCGATGAACTTCCCCTCGAGCGAGAAGCCGTTAGGCGGGGCCGGCGTCGGGGCAGGGGGCGACGTGTCCATCCGCGGGACGTACACAGCGGCAGCCGCCACCAGCAGGGCCACAGCGGCGACGCTCTTCGCGTCCACCGCCGGAAGTGTGCTGTTCGCGAACAGCGAACGCAGCCGGTCGCCGAGCTGCTTGCCGGCGAGCAGGTAGACGGCAGCGAGTACGAGCAGGGCCGAGATCATGTGGTGCCTCGTGTGATCTGGAGAATCGCCTCGATGCCGCCGCCGGCGATCGCCACGATCAGCAGCCGTGTCCCCGGCCGGACGATCAGCCACGCTGGCCACAACGCCATCGGGACACACATGTCGGCAAACTGATCGAACAGAGCACCGACGGCCGTGAGCACGATCGCCTTTTTCTCTGGACCCGTGAGGCTCGTCACGACGTCCAGGCTGGACACCATGAGGTGAAGCAGCTCGACGAGCAGGCGGCCAAACTCCGACCACGTGAGGCCGTCCTTGGCCTTCTCGTGGGCAGATGTCAGGAACACACTGACCTGCGCGGCGATCGTGGTCACGTTGTCGGCTGCGTTCATCGCTTACGACTCCAGACCTCGGTGGCGGGGACAAGACGTTTGCGGCGGGCGTGGCAGCAGGTGCATTCCAGACGCTGGACCTGGTCGGCGCCGGTGCGGCGCGACGTGATCACCCGGCAGCGCTGGCCGCATTCGCGGCATGCCCTACTTGATTCTTGGTGCATTGGTTTTCAGCCTCGCGGTGACGAGCCGTGCCGAGGCTGACGTCAGGGCGTAGTGCCATCGGCGGCGCCGGTCGGCGGCCTCGTCGGCGACACGCTCGGCGATATGGCTTTGCTCGGCCTCGGTGAGGTTCTCCGAACGCCACGCCTCCAGCGACCGCAGGGCGGCCGATGAGCTGGGGTATGCGGGCCGGGTGACGACAGAAACGTCGTACAGGTTGGCTACCTCGCTGATGGTGCGCACGGCCGAGCCGTCGGCCTCCTGCGTCCACGACTCGCCGCCTTGGGCGATCGAGAAGGCGAAGGATGCCCCGAACAGGTCGCCGCGACGGACGAGCGTGACGATGTCCCGACCGAGCGTGGTGTCGGGTGGCGAGATGGCATAAGCGAGGCCGCGGTCGGCAATGGACAGTTTTAGGGTGTCGTTTGTCGTCCTGCCGATCGGCTGGCCTTCGTGGTCGAAGAGGGCGACGACGTCAACGCCGCCGCGAGGATCGTTCCTGTGCCGGCCCACGACCTTGTCGAACGCCGTGGGCGCGAAGACCTCGCGGAAGTTGCCAAGGTCTTCGCTCTTGGAATTGAACGGAGGGCTGATGCCCTTGATCACCGGGGCGGCTGCCGACCGCTCCTCGAGCTCGATCGGCTCGACGACGGACGGCACGTAGCGTCGCTCGATCTCGATTGGTTCAGGCATCGATGTTGTCCTCCTGGTCCGGCGCGATCAGGTCTTCCGGCTCGATCGTGTCGGCCGGGAACTGCTCGACGTCGCTGGGCTCGTCAGGCGCTGGCCCCATCGGCGAGGCGTCCGGCCCGGTGCCGGTGGCCGAGGTGCCCAGCGGCGCGAAGCCAAGCTGCATGTAGGTCTCGTTGGCTGCCGGGTTCTCCAGCAGGTCGAGGTCCTCGAGGTCTCGCAGCTCGTTGGGTGAGATCGCGCCGGTGTTGAACAGGAACTGGTACAGGGCCACGCGGGCCTGCGTGTCGCCGCGGAGCAGTGCCCGGCTGTCGAGCCGGCAGTAGTGCCGGCCGTCCATCGGATTGTCGTAGGTCCGCAGGATCGAGCGGTCGATCGCGCCTTCGAAACGCTTCTGCCATGGCAGCAGGCCGAACACGTGAGCGGTCACGAACTCCTGCTCGACGTTGGAATACTTGGCCATGGCGTCGTCGCCGAGCAGCGTGGTCGGAATGCCGTAGACCCGCGCGATGTCGGGCAACATCGACTTGCGAAGCTCCATGAACTGGTTCGCTTCTTGGCTGTTGCCGTCGATCGGCTTGAACACCGTCTTCTTAGGCAGGATCGCGGTGGAGCCGCGCTTTCGGCTGCCGCCGTAGATCTCATTCCACTGCCGGCGGAACTGGGCCTGCGCTTCGGCGGGGATCTCTTCCTGCGTTTCGATCACGCCGTCGGGCCTCGCGCTGTTGTCCCAAAACGATGTGGCCGCCAGGTCGAGCTTGCGGGCCAGGGCGACGCTCGTGGCGCACAGCTCGGCCGGGAGCTGACCCTCGAACCCGTTGTCACTCAGCCATCGGTAATGCACGATCTCCGATTGCCGGAAATCCTTGAACAATCCCTTTGGCAACAGGTAGCGGTAGATCAGGCTGCCGTCGGAACCACGCAGGCACGACATCCGGCTCGGATGGAGCGGTTCGAGAGACGAGCAGAACCCGTTGTCGCCGGCGACGATCCGCGAGTAGGCCCGACCGTACAGGGCCAGGTGGTAGCAGGTGGTTTCCTTGTATTCGAAGTCCGACTGCCACGAGTTAGGCCGCCACGTCAGCACGTCGTAGCACGGCAGATCGTGGGCGTGTGTCTTCGGCATCCCGGGCCGCCGACGCATCACCTCGGTCGGCATGCAGGCGATCGAGCTGGAGATGAACCGCACACAGGCGAGAATGCACGTGACACGGACGGCCACGTCGGCGCTCATGCTGTCGGCCTGCATGACCGTTCCAAGAGGCAGATGGTCGGCCAAGCCTCGCAGCTCGTAGCGCTCAGGGGTCGACTTCTTGGCCCGGGGCCGCTTCGCCGCAGGCTTCATATCTCGATTATTTGCCATGCGTCGGGGCTCATCTCGGGTTCAGCCGTACTTGCCACCGCCAGGCCGCATACGGCAGCCACGATCCCGTCGGTTTTCTCGGTCGATCGGCCCTTATCCGGTTTCATGTTGCCAGCATGATCCACGTACAGGCAGACGTTCCCGGCCATCCACTGCATGACCGGCGAAGGACACCGAAAACGCTTCTCGTGTATCAGGCCCTCGAGGAGCTTGCTCGGCGCCGTTAAACGGCCAACATTCTGTCCGACAGCAGACACTTCAATACCGTGCCGGTGAAGTTGCGTGGCAACGCTGCCAAGGTTCCACGGGTCGGCGCCGACGTCACGGATCTTGTGTGTCTGGCCGTAGGCGATGAGGTCTGCGGCGACCTGGTCGTGATCCAGCCGAACGCCTGGCGTGGTGCGGATCCATCCGTCGGCGATCCACTGCCGCAGGGGCACGCGGGCCTCGCGCTCACGCTCGGCCACGTTGTCACTCGGCATCCAGAACATCGCGTCGGCGTCGTAGCCGCCCTGGCCGTCAGGGAACAGGGCGACGGCTGCCGTCAGGTCGAGGTGGTCGGCAAGGTCAAGGCCGATGAAGCAGGCCCGGCCGTCGAGGGGCTCGGCTGGCTGGGCCACGCATGGGGCGTAGACCTCGGGCGTGAACCAGCGGTTGTCCGGCGTGCTCCAGACGTTGAGCGAGTAACGCAGCCACCGCGCTCGCTTGACAGGACTGGTCAAGGAGTCCTGCCAGTCGGCTCGGAACTCTTCCTCGGGAAACGTGATGCCCATCGACGGATTCGCTTTGCGCCAGACCGCCGGATCGTCGAAGTCGTCGTCGGGTGCCGCGGCGTAGATGAGGCCGAAGAATGTGGGGTTGGCCGCTGGGTTCCGCTGCACGAGCTCGGCGTCTTGCCACCACTGGTAGCCGGGGCCTTTGCGGTCGTCGCCGGCCGTGCTGATCGCGAGGACCAGGCCGTTGGGCGTGGCACGTGTGGCGTAGGCCAGCGCCGAGATCAGCTCGTCGTTTTTGTGCGCGTGGATCTCATCGACGATCACCGAGCCGTTCAGGCCTTCGTTCCGCCATGCATCGGCCGACAAACACCGCAGGATGTTGCCGTGCTTCCGGTTGCGGATGATCGACTTACTGTCGACGACCTCGAGCACCTTGGACAGCGGCGAAGATTCCACGCTGCGTTTCAGCATGCGATACAGGATGCGCGCCTGCTCACGGTCGACAGCCGCAGGGTAGACGTCTGCGTGCGGAAGGTGCGAAGTCAGGAGGTACTGTGCGAGCTGCGACATCAGGAACGTCTTCGCGTTCTTCTTCGGTACGAACACAGCGCCGCGACGATAGCGCAGGCGGCCGTCTGGTCGCTTCCACCCGAACAGCGGCGCGATCACCGAGTCTCGGTGCCACGGGATGATCTTCACCGGCGACGGGTCGCCGCCGTCCTGGCTGGGAAACCGGCAGAGCTGCTCGATGAACTCGGCGGGCCGGGCTGCGGCCTCGGCGTCCCACACGTAGCCGGGCACGTACTCCGGGCGATCGCTGCCGGGTTCAGCCGGTGAAGGCGCGGAGCGCGGCCTCTTCGGCGTCTTCTTCGACATGCGCAGCCTCCGGTGGGAATCGTGTCTCTGCCGCCGGCGTCAGGCCGTACTCGCGGGCGAACGTCAGGAAGTCTCGGCGAGCGTCACGCAGGAGCCTGGCGACCGGGCTGGCCGCTTGGCCCTTGTCGGTCGCCGTGATCCACCCCTCGGCAGCGAGCTGTGTGGCGAGCTCACGGCAGTCGGCGTACAAGTGCGCGACGAGCGACAGCCCCTCGACGTTGTCATCACGCAGGCGACCGGCAGCCGCAAGCGATCCTGCGTGG